TCCATTGACATGACATGCAAAACGAGCTAATCCAGCTACTGATGCAATGGCTATAGTTGCTTTTGGGTTCTGAATATAAATAGCCGCCTCTACAGCAGCTTGTACTGGAACCATATCATTCAGTATTACTTTTATTTTACTAAGAGACTCCCAAAAATTTACGCCAAAATCGAGGAATCTTTCCTCAAAATTCTTCTTTTTACTATTCCATTTACATTCAGCTACAAGACGTTCCTGATCGTCTACCCATACGCAATGAATAGCTTTGCTTGAACAGTCTAATCCCATATATAAATTACCGCTTATATTATCCGTGTTTAATGTTGTCATTTCCATAAGTTCTTAAAGTTACTATTCTCGATACAGCATCATATGCTGCTTTATAAGCACTGAGCAAACCCACTACTCTTGTATGAACAATCTCTTGTTCTATAACTTCTTGTCTAAGTTCTTTTAATTGTTCATATTTTGACATAGCTGCTCCTCGTACTTCCTCACGAGTTAACTTCTTTTTACCCTCCTCTTCTCGTTCCTCAGCCAAACGAAAGATAGCCGTAGCATACCCTTCATCAAAGGCAGCTTCTATTGCGTTTTTCTTAGAGGTTATATCGGCTAACTGCGTTTCTAGATAAGCCTTGTAACCTCCGTATGCAGTTAAATATTCCTCTAGTTTACGATTGTCTTCATTCATAAGATCAGTAAAATTCAATTGGTAATCTTTAGTTATTTCCTTACCTAACGAGGGAACGGTTAAATCGTCTAGTTGTTTTTGCGCTTTACCTAATGCCTTCATAGGTGTCCACCGTGTTTCCCTTTCTTCTATCATTTTACCCCCCTACACCCACAGAAAAATTCTCCTGTACAATCTACAGGCATTTCTGCAGGAGTCATAGATTGTATACGTGTGCATCGTTCCAATATAGAATTCCACGTATCTTCATCCCTATCTACCTTAAATGCTTTCAATGTCTGATCATTCTTGTTCTCATATAAGACCACACCATTATCCACACCTGCTAGATTCAAATAAATCTGTAACTGTATAGAATGTTCGGGCTTTGGACTGTCAATTAAAGCTGAGAAACCTCTATCGTTAATAGATTTCAACTCTAGTATTATTCGACCACGCTCTTCATGCTTTAATAAAAAGTCGTACCTTCCTGAAATAGGTGGCATATTCAATTTAACTGACTGCTCTTCAGCTAAGAATAACCCTGTTCGTTCAAAGTATTTCTTCATTCGGACTTCTAGAGCCGATCCATTATCAAAAATCCTAGCTGTCTTCGCTTCAATAACTTGATCAGCTAATTTACCATTATAAGCCAAGTATAGGTATCTATCACATAGATTTCCTAACATAGAAGGATAGAATACGTCCTTAACAGTCCACTTCTTTGTATACTTTAGGTTATTATCTATATGTTTAAGAAGCCATGTATCTTGATTCTTCACTCGTGGCTTTCTTGGAGTTTTGGATTTGGATGGTTTGTCTGCTCGTTTTGTAATTTGTTTAATTCCTGCCATAATATCTCTTTAATTTCTCCTTTCGTAGTTTCTTTTATATGTACTACATGGGGTACTCCGTAAACATTCACTAGGTTATAGTCTCTTTTATCCTCTCGCTTACGTAAATGTCCATATACACCGTCAGCTTCAATCACCATATTAATCTCAGCAATGTAGAAATCAACGGTATACGGATAAAAGTCGTATTGCTGTTCGTATCTTAGCCCAAATTCAGACAAACACTCAGCAATTATATTTTCTTGTTCAGTATAATCCCTAGGTTTAATAGAAGACATGATTTAACTCAACTTCTCTAATGTCCATGCAGTATCTAAACTTACTAATTCATTAAAAATATTTGATTCATCTCCTAAATCAAACTGTATTCCGTATTCAGTATCTGTATTTTGAGCAGTTTCTACAGCTTCTTCTATTGAACCAGCCCTAAAATGCTCATGTAAAAGTGTAGGTTTATCCCTAGATGCTGATTCTAGATACCCAACCCACGATTTTTGCTCTTTTCTAATCAATAAATAATTATCTACGCTCATACTACCACCTCTCCCTTCAATTTGTCGAATAATCCTTCCGTATCTCTAAACAAAGCTTTGATTCCATTCAAACCCATAGCCTTTTCTCCGTTATAAGTATACCATGCACCAGCTTGTGTTATCACTTTCTTATCAATTCCTTCTCTAATGAAGCTTTCCAAGACATCAATACCGCCTTCAACCCTAAATGGTACAATCGCAGAGTCCCAGTTCTCCCCACCTACCTTAGTTTTCCTTAGTCTTATCTCCATATCAAAGCCTACCTTAGCCTTATCCTTATCTTCAATCCACCCTTTTCTACGAACTTGTAATAAGAAGTGTGCAAAGAATGACTGAGCAAGTCCTCCGGGCATATTATCTAAGGCTACAGGGCCAATACTACTTCTAACTTGGTTAATTGCGACCAATGCTGATCCCTTCTTTAAGTTAGGTAATAGTTTAGGCAGGGCAGAATTTACGAATCTAGCTTGCCATGCCATAGGATTATATGAAAACTCTTCTTCTGCGACAGTCGTAGGAACTAATCCTGCAATACTGTCAAGAATAATCACATCTATCCCCATCTGCATTAACTCTCGTACCATATCCATAGCCTCTTCACCGTTAACTGGTTGAGAGACTAGGGTGTTATCTACATCAACCCCACATTTTTTATACCAATCACTATCCCATGATAGCTCTGTGTCTATCCATGCAGCCGTTCCACCAGCCTTTTGAGCATTGACAGCTATCTGTGAAGCTAAGTATGATTTCCCTACGTTAGTAGGGCCATATAGAATTGTCATTCTCTTCTTAGGTATTCCTCCTCCTGTAAGATGGTCTAAAGCTGGTATACCAAAAGGTATCCTACTGTATAAGAAGGAATCATCAGAACCTCTATGGAAATCTAATTTTGTAGTCTTTAATAAATCTTCGATAACTTCTTCAGCAGAATTTTTCATTTAGTTCTCCTTAATATAGCTTCAGCCCAAGCAAAGTATACGGAACAGATTTGAATAATCTCTAAGTAAGCCTTAGCTACATCCTGTTCATAAACGGCTCTAGCTACTTTACCGCTCCCTTCTGCTGCTATAACAGTCCACCACGCGTCAGAATGCCCTGATTGGTCTCCCCAGAGACCTTCTTGACGTTCTCGTTCAGCCAATACAGCCTCTAAAACACTTGCTCTTAGCCCTTCTCCACTACTATTCTGACTCATCTAATACTCCATCAATCTGCGAATCAATCTTCCCTTTAACAAATTGCCACACCAGTTCTGCAGCCTGCTCTGATTCCTTTAATTGTTCATCTATAGGCAGTTCTGTATCAATCTGATCTACAGATAAATCCATACGTCCATATTGATTAGTAGATAAATCACCCACTCTAAACGTAAATCCTAAATGTACGCTAACTTTTGCCATATTTAATCCTCCTTCTCTAATAGCTCTACTTCTACACCAATTTGTTTAAGCCATTCTATACTTTTTTCTATTTCCTGCTTTTCACCTGTTACATCTAATGTAACCCATCCAACATAGGGAGTTATATCAGCCTGTTTAATGTTAGTCACGACTAAAAATCGAGTCCCTAATTCATATATTACAGGTCTACGAATCATTTCATCTGGGAACATGCATTTAATTACAATGCTCATGCTATCCCCAAGCCACATCATCTTTCGTAAGCTTGTCATAAGTATGCTCATCTTTAGCTTTCTTAAACTTATTCGCATATTTATAAGCCTTCTTTGAGCCTAATACCACCCCTTCAAAATTAACAATTACGGTTACAGCACTAGCGGTTAATATTCCTAATGTGATTAGTTTTTTTGACAATTTCATAATTTACTCCTTTTTATTCGTTCCAATCTATGTGATCTATTATATCATCTTTTGCCATAGATGGCAAATCTGCATTAAAATCTTTTTTAGTCGCCCAAGATGGAGTACACACCTCCATATCAACATATAAAGGAATGTTTAAACTATTAGTTTCCAGCAGCCTTTGAATTTCAGGTGGTACAACATCCAAATCATCCTTATGTATCTCGCAAATAATCTCATCATGAACTTGTAATAAAACATTACTGTTAGTTCCTTGTAAGTATTTATCTACTTCTATTATTCTTTCATTTAAGATGTCGGCTGATGTGCCTTGAACCAGATAGTTTACTCCTTTATACCCTAAATCTTTAGGGATTTTATATATTCTACCATATCTATTCTTAATCCACCCACGATTTGTCACTGTTTGTACTACGCTATCGAAAAATTCTTTGGAACCTTTCAGTCCTGCGAAATATTTTCTCTTATAATCTAATGCTTGTCTTGCTGATGTACCCAACTGTTGGGACAATTTGTTACTTCCTATCCCATAAATAGTTCCAAAAGTAATAGCTTTAGCCATTTGCCTATAAAATTTAAATTCTTTATCTTCTTCTTTAACATTAAACGCTAATTTAGCTGCTTCTCCATGAAAATCAATACCTGATTTACTTAACAACTCTGTAATTTCATCATTTTGGAAGTAGCTTAAAAAGACTCTAACTTCCATTTGAGAATAATCAAAAGAAATTAAAGAGTAATCTTCCCTAGGTACAAACAATCTCCTTATAGCTATTTGGGATTTATCAGATTCATCGTAGGATTCGTCCCCAATAAAGCTCCATGTGTCTACTACATCGTCGTCTAACTCTAAATTAGTCGCTCCACCTTTAGAAGCTATTAACGCGTTGACCCTTCCTCTAACCACATCTCGTTCCTCATCATCTAAATCAACGGTCGCCAGTTTAAAATGATTCCTAGGTATATTCTGAAGGTTTGGTTCACGAGATGATAGCCTTCCTGTCAGTGTTCCCCAATTACAAAATGAAGTATGTTGAACATTACTCTCTAAATAAGGTTCTAAATAAGTAGAAAAAAGTTTTCCTAATGCTCTATACTGACGAATTAAGCCAGCTAATGGATTGTTAATCTGCACTAAGGCTGCTTCATTCCACGATTGCGCTCCCTTTGGAGTTACGATAGGTGAATATATACCATTATTATTCATCACCTCACTAATTTGTTGAGTACTATTAATATTAAATTCCCCTACTTCAGCGAATATCTGCTCAGTAAGTTCCTGTTGTCGTTCTTTAATCTTTGTAGCTGCTTTACTAGCATATGGAAGATCAATAGAAATACCTTTATGCTCCATATTATAGAGAACTTTTGTTAATTTGCACTCTAATTCAAACACTTTTTCTTGTTGTGTATGCTTTATTTGTTCTAACCTATCTCTATATAAAGCAGCCGTCCACTTTACATCTTGTTCGCAGTATGGCCCTAGCACATCCACAGGAGCCTCAGAGAAGTCCTTATGCCATTTATTAGTCTTTAGGTACTTCTTCGTGTCTATATCGTATTGTGCAGCCTCTTCACCATAACTACGCGTTATAGTCTTAGTTAATGATAGATCATTCTCTTCAGAAGGTTCTGTAAGTCTAACCATAACAATAACATCTATCAATTTTTGATCTTTAATAACTAGCCCCTCTTTCACTAGAAAATGAAGATCGAACTTAATATTATATCCTATTAAACTATCGACAGTATTAAGAAACTCTATAAGGTCGAGCTTAAGGTTTTGTGGGAGATTTCCCCCCTGTTGGTGAAGAAACGGAAAGTAATAAGTCTTTCCTTCTAATGTTCCTAATCCTATACCACATATTTGATTCTTAGTGAATGAATTTAAACCATTTGTTTCTACATCAACTACTAAACTATCGAAAAGTTTTAATTCGTTTTTAACGGTCTCATAATTTTCTACATTAACTAACATTACTGTTCCTTACTACTAATTCTATATCAGCATTCTCAAACATTTCTTTAACCGTAGGATGAGGATACCATTCCTGAGCCACTATTCTAACAACATTACTATTACATATCATCTTAGCACAAGAAAAGCATGGAGTTGCTGGTAAGTAGGCTGTTAATGTATCTTCAGAAGTTAGTTGTAGGAATGCATTAACTTCAGCATGGACTGCCAGACATTTATCTAGGTCAACCCCAGAAGGAGCAGTAGCTCCCTCGCAGGGCTGGTCTAGACAATGCGTAAATCCAGATGGGACTCCATTATAACCAGTAGCTACAATATGTTTTCTAGAATCTACTAGAACACATCCCACCTTACGTCTTCTACAAGTACTGCGTTCACCTACTAAAGTAGCGATCTGAGAAAAGTATTCGTCTATCTCTAGTCTAGAATAAGTTGTCATTAGACTTATCTTCTTCGTCTAAAGATACTGCCTCAGTTCCACCTTCTACAGATGTGGTATTTCCATACCGTTCAAGGAAGTACGCTCGTATAGATGGAAGTTCGTTAACTTCCTCTAATCGTTCATCAGGAATTTCTGAGTTTCTGGCAGTTGCTGCTAGAGCATATGATGTATCATACATTCCTGTACCAGTACGTTTAACTCGCATAACTCCTTTATTCAGACCGCCCCAATCATTGTAGACATCCACTAACTGATTCCATATATAATCACTTCTACCAAATGTCAGTGCTATAATACGGAAATCTTCTACGTTCTCTTTGAACACTTTACGTCCACCGGGACCGGCCACTTCTTCCCATGAATCATTCCTCTTCTCTGGATGGACTATCTCATGTATATATGCCCAAAAAGCAAACTTATGAGAAGGTCTCATATTTGCAGGAACATCACTATTATCTACAGAATCATCAATCAGACGGTTAGTCCACCTAGATTCTGAATTTCTGAATGTGTATAGGTAGATTTCATCAAGCTTGTTATCATTCTCATCTCCTGTTGCTACAGGTGATATAAAAGCCTGATCTCCGTCCTTAAACCATACTTCTCTATTTGTAGGTTTATCCGATTGAGGATTCCTAATCTGTTCTCGTTTTGTAGCTATTCTATTTATACCGCTCATTTTTTCCTCCTTCTTATTTCTGCTTACCAAAAAGTTCTTTCTTTAATTACTTCACTTAATAATGTTTTGTCTCGAATATCTTGCACATCCTTGTATCCATTTGGTAATTGTACATAGCTTACCACAAATCTATTAGATATGCAACTCATGATGCGATCCGTACCTATTCTCCCTGCATCATCATTATCTAAACACAGTACCAATTCATCGGTTGGCAGCTTTAAAACTGCTTCTTGTTGACTAGTGGACATGTTTGCCCCTAGTATTGCTACAGAATTATAGCCGTGTTGATCCAACCACATGGTGTCTAAAGTTCCTTCTGTTATACAAACAAAGGAACATGGTTCAATATTGAATTCTCCGAACAAAACTTTCGATTTCTTCAATCCTTTTGAATATAGATACTTAGGTTCCCTGTTATATTGACGAGTAACCCATCCCACCAGTCTAAATCCTCTGTCTTTAATAGGAATAATTAGATTATTATAGCTATCTATCCCACAATCCCATCGTTTTAAGACTTTCTTATTAAATCCCCTGTCGAAAATCCACTCTGGAACATATCCATGCTTAAAGGGAGACTCGACTTCGGGTAAATCCCCTGTTTCTAGTGGCAATTCCTCATCAAACATATTTATGTCAAAGGAGAACTCACGTTCATCTAAGTATTTACTTAAAGCAGAGTCATCAAACCCTAGAAACCTCTGTATAAAAGACCTTAAACTTCCCTGTCCACATCCTCTAAAGCAAATCCACATGCCTTTATCGACATTTATGGAGCAAGAAGCATGGACATCATCGTGAAAGGGGCATTTTATAATGAATTGAGGGTTTTCTAAAGGGATATCCAACCCTGCTTCAAGTAATAGTTGAGTCCAATCCATCTCTACCTATCCTTCTTGTTCTTGCGTAGAAATAGAACGACTTCATTATTGTAGCCGTATTCGTCTACAACAATACCATTCTTAATGTCACCAACAGTGATAGTAACAGCAGTTTTATTTGCGCCTTTGCTCTTGAGAGTCTTCACAAATGTGCTATTTTCCCTATCCATGTTATTACTAAACAACCAATTAAACATACTCATAGTACCTCCTTCTTAAAATATTTGATCTTCATAAGGAACTTCGTTAATGTTTCCCTTATTTACATCCCAATTTAACATTGTAGAATCTAAATGTAGTTGCCCATCTCTATATTTCTGATATTGGACTAATCTTTTCTGGTCATCGCCCTCTACCATAGCCATTGCCATCGCTACATCTGATGCTCTAATCAATGCGTCACCAAAAGCTACCTGATCAGGTCTAGGAGGAGCGAACATATTAGCTGCAGCGTCTCTCGTAGCCTGAGTAGATACTAAAATAGGTGTGTTGGTAGACAAACATAAGTTTTTCATACCATAAAAGACTGCGTGGGACTGTTCCCACATAGCTTTTTGCAATTTACCTGTACTAACTAGATAGATACCGTCTAAAACTACGAAATCAGGTGAATGTTTCCGAATAAGACTAGCTATACTATCAATTGTAATGCTGGAAGCTCCTTCTATATGGTCACAAACTAGTAACTGTTGATCTTCCACAGCTTGAAGGAAGACTCTATACTCCTCTTCATCCATTTCATCACCGTTTCTCAAGGCTCTATGCGATAGATTGTACCCCATCATATTAGCTAGAACAACATCTGTTCTTAAACTAATGGAATCTACAGGCATTTCTGTAGAAACTAACAGAGTTCTGAAGCCGTTTAGCACTGCTGTAGCTGCTGCATGGACACATAACCATGTTTTACCTACCGTAGGTCTTGCATAAAGAGAAATCAACTCTCCCGGCATCCATCCTACACCTGTAGAATTGATAGTTGGGAAGGATGTTGGTACTCCAAGTAGACCACCTCCAAGTTTACGCTTCGTTTTACGGTCTTTCCATGACTCTAATCTCTTATCAGCCTTTCTACTGTACTCAACCACATCTTCATCATAGACTAATTCAATATCTCCTAAAGCAGTCATAATTTTAGACAACGCTTGTTTAGGTTCTGTACTCACCAATTCTTTATTTGATTGAAAAGTACCTACAATTTGTCTAAATAATAACTGATCCCGAAAAGCGTCTAGAGCATAGTCTAAGTTAAGGCTTTGTGCTGATGGATCAAGTGTAGGATAATTCTCACATAGCGTTTCAGGAGACGGAAATTCTCCATAATTATCGAAATGCTCTACTAAAAACGTGTAAGCGTCACCGTGTTTTTGAAAATCAGACTTAGAATACTTAAACTTACCTAAATCGGCTCGTGTATTCAAACTGAAAATGATTCCAGATTCTATAAAATCACTGCTTTGCATCTATACCTCCCTGTTCTCAGAATATAAAACTCTGCTATCTTCTGTAAAAATGTGTAACACACCTGTTTTAACCACACTTTTTTGTAATACATCCTTTGCTTCTTCTAATGATTGGTATACTCCAAGGTTTTTCGCCTCAGACGTACCCTCTTGTACGTAGATAAGTGTAAACCTTTTTTCCTCATCTGTCAAATCCGGTTTAGGTCGTTTTAAAAGTTCACCTTTTCTTCGGTTTCTTCGTCCCCCAAAAAATTTATTGACCAAAAAAATCTCCTAACTTCTCTCTAAGTACTGATCGTAACTTGTATGCAGATGTTTGTAAATCTTCTGAAATCTCGTCCATAGTTAATCCTTCTAAACGTAATGTAATAAAGGAACGTTCTGTAGAAGTTAGCTTAAATCCAGCTAATAGATCGTTAAAGTCTATTTCTTCAAAGGTATTTACAGGGTCTTCTAATGCTTTTAATATAGATGATGGGATAAGCTCTTCATCGGTAACAGTCGTTTCTAAGCTTAAATCTATTTGTTGTCTCTGTCCCCTAGAGATTAATGTTCTTAAGGTATTAACCATGGCTGTATGAAGGTATGTATGGAAGATAACTCCTCTATCTTCATCAAATCCCTTAGCCGCTTTAATAATAGCAATGCGGAGTTCTTGTGCGATATCATCTCTATCCATCCCAACTACAAAAGTATTAGCTAATAACTTTTGAATTTTAGGCTCCCATTGTACAATTAAATCGTTATTAATTTCCATTTAACTTACCCACTCATCGTCCTCACAAACTCTAGCGATTGCTCCATATACTGATAGGTCTTGCCAAGTTTCGGTAATAGGCTCATCTACTTCAGGCTTCTCATTCCTCTTATAAAGGTTAATCAGCCTCTCTAGTTTATCACTACTACGTACTAAAACACCGGTAGTACCAAATTTACCTATATTATGTGGCCCATAATCATGTTGTTTTTTATCAAAGAGTTCAATATCAGCTATAAACTTTTTGATGATAGGCTTAGTTTGTGCTTCCTCACATTCTAGAACATCATATAGATATTCAACTATGCTTTCCACTGTTGCTTTACTCATAATATTTCCTCCTTTTCTTCGACTAATTTACACAAGTATACCACGTAAAATGATATATGGCAAATTTAGCTGTTGCGCTGACCTCTATTATAACACAAACGAGAACAATATATATTTTTATATCCTCGTTTATATCTTTGAGAGACTTCACTACGCCTTAAATAGAACTCTACTGTACAGTAAGAACACTCGACTTTAATGCGGTTATATAAAAAGCGGCAACGCTGTGAACAGGTAAGACTGAGCTTCTTACCTTTCATAACATTACCGCAAAGGACACAATGTTTTATGGTTAATGTGCGTGGGACATTGGTTACTAGATCATTTTTCTTTAAAATAGTATGGACATATGATCTGGAAACTCCAACTTTTCTACCAATCTCTGCATTTGACATTAATGGATGTTGATTCCGTAATCGAACAATCTTCTTTTTCGGTCTCATTCTACTCTTCTAATGAAGCTTTAAACGTTTCTAATTTCATTTTCTTAACTCTAGCGGATAAACTAAAGTCCACCATCTCGTTTAAATATGTTGTCATTCTTTCAACCGTTATATCTTCGGTTAAAGTAGGGTCGATTGAAGTACTCATCTCGTTTTTTACATCCGTCCAGAGTGCATCACTTATACTAATTGTAAATTCTTGCGCCATTTTCTATCCTCCTTCTAATAAGTCTACTCTCGCTTTGAGTTTTTTAACTTCTTCTAATAATAACACACTTAATAGCTTGTAGTCAACTGACTTAGGATCATTTTCTTCATCATAGCCTACTATTTCAGGTAAAACATCTCTTACTTCTTCAGCTATGTAACCGAATGATTGCTTACCTCGTCTCTCTACTCTATTAACTGAGCTATCATTTTTCCACGTAAAAGTTCTTGGAGTTAGATTGAATATTTTTTCAGTATTTAAAGTAAGATTCTCTATATTTTCTTTAAGTTTCTGTGTTGAAGCAACCTCAGCGTCAACATAAGCTTTAATAGATTGTTGAGTAGATAATTTAGAATCAGAGTTTGAGGTCATATCATCTTCATCTGCAAAGGCTGTTATAGTTATTGAAGTATCACTTAAATTACCAAAAACTATTGATCCTGAAGTAGTGATTGAATCACTTCCAACATCAATTGCTCCGAATCCAGCTGCTATAGAACCTGCATTTAAAGCTCCAACAGCTGTTATACCTGTAGTCCCAGCTTGCCAATCCGTAGTCATAGTAGAACCGCTAAGAGCAGTTATTGAAAGTACTTCTCCTACTAAACCTGCCGATGTTGGGAGAACAATTGTATATCTAGCAGTACCACTATCACTACCTGCGTAATCAGTTGGAGCTTCTATGGTCGCAAATTCTTCATAAACACTATTATTAGATTCAAAACTAACACGTTCTGTATATATATTATTAAACCAGCCAGATTCATTTGCACCAATTTCGGTTGTATTAAGCGAACCACCTACCATATCATTAACGAAATGGCATCTATCCCCCAAATTCACAATAGTATCACCTTTGGTATGAACTCCAGAATCTGACTGTACTCTAGTTATAAAAGCAATTGCTTTGTCAGGCGCAGTCCATGTTAGATTTGAACCTGAAGTTGCCGTTTGATTATCTAGTCCGTCTGTGAACGTGAGTCCAGAAGAATCTGCTATCACTTTACCACCACCAAACAGTGCTTTACCATCTGAAGCCTGTAAATAAAACTCAGTGCTGCTTATGTCAGTATTTGCAGCACTCGTCCCAAGTATTCCATATTGATCTATTAATATTCCTCCACTACCACTAGTCCAATGGTCAGTTCCGACTCTGTCTAACCCTGCTGCAGTTACAAATCTGCCATCTCCAGTTAAAGTTATTACATGGGAATCTAAACTACCTGTTTTAATAGCATTAGCAGTTATAGCATTAGCTGCAATTGCATCAGCATTAATATTCTGTCCTTTACCATGGAATGCTTGAATAGCTATTTCGTCAGTTGACGCATCCGCACCAGTTCCACATATAGCTAATAAACCTCTAGAATCAGATGTCGCATCATTATAGTCAGTAGTGCGTTCTACTTCAGCAGCATCGACATCGACAAAATCAGCCGTTTCATTATTACTTGAATCAACAAGTTTAAAAAATATATAATATGTTGTATTATCTACCGTACCTAAATCAAGTGAATTATTAAATTCTATAGCAATAGTTGTATTATCAGCGAAACTTATGGTTCCGTTTGTGGTAGTCCCAGCAACACCGGCAGTCGCATGAATATATCTTTGTTTATTAGCTTCAGAACTATTGCCCACAAAAAGATTCATGGTAGTTGTGTAAGGTTGTATACTCTTCTTAAATAATGCTGAGGTAAATGCATCCTCACCAGTTCCGCTTCTACCACCAAACATTCCTTGTCCTGTACCGTCAAAGATTAAGGTTGCCAAACCAGTAGACTCTTTAGCTGACCTACAATGTCCTAAGATTATATAATCCATATCAGGATAAAAAGTAGTTATTCCGGATGTCACGCCAGCTTGTTCTGTAAATACTTTAAATGTATAGGCTCCATTAACATCTGGTGTCTGATCTGGATCAAACACAATTTTATGAAGATATGGAAAAGTTGTACTAGAATCTGCTGTAGTGGACATGTTACCGCTATTCCCAGCAACTATTTTATATTTCTTCATTGCTCCAATAATAAGTTCCCCACCTGTCCATGCAATAGTATCTCTATCTGTAGAAGAAAATGAAGCTGTGTCTGTAGCAGAAGTAGGTCTAAATGTCCAACCTAACCCTCCCATAGGTACATTAGTGACTCTAGGAACTTTCTGCGCTTCTCCTTCAATAGCGGCTACTATTGCGTTAGGATCAATTCCAAGTCCTAGGCTATTAGTTCCAGCAGTATTAACTCCTGTACCTTTATACGTAGTTAGTTGCGCTCCAGCCTGTTCAGTATAAGTTACCTCTTGAGCAAACATATACCCTTCAAAGTTAACAAGAAAGTTATTAGCTCTTATGTAATGTCCTGCTCTTACAGGAATATAGACTCTAATATCACCATCGTAACCTGTCCAATTTCCAGTACTTAAGGCTGCTGTAACGGTCGCTCCATTAATAGCTGTTATATATCCATAAGCTGTTTGTGTTCCAGAGGAGTCTATCTTAGCTATTGTCATTCCCACTCGTGCGCCATAATTAAATGCATTATCATCTAGTACGACAATAGTAGCGGAGGTTACAGAAGAAACGCCAGTCTGAAGATAAGTGAATGGAGGAGGTAAAGTACCGATTACGCAATCAGTACGTGTTCCTTTAGTTCTGGCTAAAGTAGACGCTATACGTTCTCGTACTGAATCTAAACTTTTAACGTCATTACCAGTAATTCTTAAGGGTCTCTGTAAACCATAATTTATCTTGGGTCTACCAGTGGATGGAGTAAATGCAAAAGTTTGATTACCGTTAGTTAAAGTAATTTCACTCCCACCTGTGGCAATGCTCTCAAACTCTTTTTTCTGTGTGTTAATTTCAGAATTACTAGACGTATCTTTTTCAAAAGAAATGAGGATATAACCAGCACTAGAACTCATACTTTGATATTGTATCCTACCTACTATAGGATGTGTATATATAATGTCATCATCATCGTGAGAAGCTGCTGCTGAATAACTGCCGTGAGTACTTCCCCATCCCCTAATAACTGTTAATGAAGTAGCAGATGATTCAGTAACATACATATTTTCAGTATCTATCATTATTATGTCACCGGCTTTAATGGAATGGCTCCCATCAACAGTTATTGTGGTAACTGAGGCATTAATACCGCTGCCGTCATTTATTCTAGCACTCGTATCCGTATTCACTCCAAATTTCCATAAATAATCTGCGAAATCCTTTGCGTCTGAAGAGGCGTCTCCAACTCGTGCGAATTTTAGTGTCTCCCATGCAGATGTGCTGACAGTAGGATCACCATGAATAAAATCACCGCTAGGTGTGCCTTCTAAAATTTCAAATTCCAGAGAAGTGTTGAAAGGGGTGCTTGCCCCAGTCGCATCTTTAATCTCATTTGATAAGGCTACAATTGCTCCAGTATACAAGTCTTTTGGAGGCTTATTGAAATCATACTCTGGAAGCATGGCTACTTTTAGACCTTTTTGAGCAGCCGTTAAAGATCGAAAATTAGAAGTTGCAGTTGGATATTCAACAGTTAAACCTTTAAAATTAGTTGCAGTACCTTCAAAAGTTGTTCGAGTACCTCGTTTAAAATAGTTGAGGTCTTGCGCTGGATTTGAAGCAATAGTGTACGTGCCTGAAGAAACTGTTGCACTGTTAGAAACCGTAATAGATGTATTACTAGCTCTAGCTGTTATAGTACCTCCACCACCACCACCAGTAAATGTGAACTCATCTCCTATCATTGCAGCAATCCATGTTGTACCACTTCCAGTTACTGTAGTTCCCGATTGAGATGCTGTACCTGTACTATAGTCTAATACATTTTTTGTATCAACATAATAATCATATCCAAAGTCTTTAGAAGGACTGGAAGATTCATGTGGATCATTTTTAGCCAGTTCTGCTATAACCTTTAAGCCTTGTTTTGACATAGAAGAAATATCAAATTTTTGGGCTAGTACTTCAGAACTTATCGTTGGAAATGATCTAGCACTAGCCTCAAATTTTTGTGTGTCATCTGTAACAAGGTTATCTGTGCTAATCATCAAAGAAGAACTGTGCGGACTAGAAGCGGAATCACGTATTATTTTCTGAATTACTTCGCTTCTTTTATCAACAGTACCATCACTAATTATAGGTTTTACTTTATCATCTGTAGGTATATCAGCTAATTCGGCAAGATTGTCTTTAGCCAGTACTTTAATAACTTGTCCCCAAGTTTTATCATACTCTTTAGTAGATAAGTAAACTTTACCAGAAAAAAGTACTACCTTAGAAACAGTCTCAATAATTCTTACTGGAGTGAAATCTTCAAATTTATCGGTTAGTGGGCCATATCTATCTGCGGCAGTGGTTGTAGAAAAGGGATTTTTAGAAGGATTCAGTACAGTAATGTTAGCCCTTCGTGGATTACCTAATTTATCGGCTATTTCAATACGAACAGCGGCACTTTTACCGGCATTAGTATTTGCCTGTACCCAAGCACTCCCACTCCAATATTCAACTACAGATACCGCCATTATTAACTATCCTTTCTGCTCGTTACTACAAACTGCATACTAACCTGATACCTATCTTCTTTTGTTGCATCAACCTGTAATCTACACTGCTGTAACGCAACCTCATATACGGCTCCTCCAGTATGGTTATCCCCTGTCGGGACGGCTGCATCACCCCATTCTAACTCTAAAGGAGTTTCTTCACTATAAACATAGTCAGTTACAAAATCTTCTAACTTATTTTTGTAAGGTATGAAGTATGTTTTAGCATTAGCATTACTTCCATAACCAGTAGTTCTAGTGTAAGTAAACGAGGACATGTCTTCAAAACCACTCGTCCCTTCGCTTGGATTCCCACCCTGTGTATCTACAACACCAGATAAGCTTATAGATGGTCTATACACCCCTATGTCAATCAATTGAGGAGATTGCTGGGGAATAGGAATCTGAATAGGAGTTTTAGCATAACTAATAGATACGTTATCACATTTTAAAGCGTATCCAAATAATGTAGTCGTAGGTGTACTAGGTATATCTGTATGTTTACATGTCCTTAATAATACTGAAATTTCTGGT